AAGTAAAATGGAAGATGTTAGTATGTCTACCAAACTGTCTCAAAATCAGTCTTTATCTAAATTCGTGTCTACTTTTGGCGATCCCATAAATCTAAATCATGTTAATAGTCCTTTAAAAAGAAAAGCTATCGCTAGAAATCTATCGCCTCATGTGGAAATATTAGAGTTATATAAAACATTAGACGATTTCAACGGATATTCTTTAGAAGTTGTTGAAGGTTTATATAAACTCGGAAGTAAGGAAGAATTTGTTGCAGATAGTATTACAGATTTAAAAACGCAAGGCAGAGCTATTGTCTATGAATTGTATGATGTTCAAACAGGCAAGCTTGCTTTGGATAAAACTTTTGATCTTGCAGTCTATTTAAAAGATAACGCACACTACGATAAATTATCCCTTTATTATGATAAATTTGATATGAAACAAGAAAACCATCACGCGCAAATAGTGATAACTACTCCTTTAATTCCGGTAAATTATCAAGCGTTTTTCAAAATGAAAGTTGATACATTTTGGAATAATGAACTTTTGAGCAACAGCGATTTAGTTGAAATTCCTTCTATCAATGAGGAAGAATTTGACGATACACTTGACGATAATCAATATAATGGTGGCTGGCAATAGTGAAAATCTATATAAATATAGTTAAATAAACAAAGAGATTTCGATGGCAAAATTACTATCAATGGAAGACAAAGACTTAGGAACTATTCCTAGCGTAACGCTGAGGAATAGCTCTTACACGGATCTCGATTTGTCTTTTACTACAAAGCCTGATTTCGGATCTGGCTTAGCCACAGACGTTTATAAAAAATTTGACGCAGATGCAGTAAAACAATCGATAAAAAATTTGCTACTTACTAACCATTTCGAAAAACCGTTTGATCCATATTTTGGTGGTAACATAACTCGGTTATTTTTTGAATTAGCAGACGATCTAACGGAATCTGAGGTCGAAGATGATATAAAATATGCAATTGAAACATTTGAACCTAGAGTAGAAATTTTAAATATATTTGCAACAATAGATCCAGATACAAATTCATGCACAGCAAGAGTTGTATTCAAGGTTATTAGCACAAATACGGTTACAACATTAGAAACCGATATAGCAAGGTTAAGATAGATGGCAACAAACATTACATCAACAGAATTAGATTTTGAGAATATAAAAAACTCTTTAAAGACTTATTTTGCACAGAAATCAGAATTTAACGGATATGATTTTGAGGCGTCTGGACTAAATAATATTTTGGATGTGTTAGCATATAATACACACTTTAACGGTTTGATTGCAAATTTTGCAACTAACGAATCTTTTCTTAATACATCCCAACTAAGATCGTCCGTAGTATCACATGCAGAAGGTTTGGGTTATAGACCAAGATCACGATCCTCATCTAAATCTACATTGTCTCTAACTTTAGACCTTTCTGCTGTTAGTAGTGGAAGCAGACCTACTAATATAACTTTACCTATAGGTACAGAATTTACAGCATCAAACGAACAAGGCCAATTTAAATTTAAAACAAGAGTTTCATATTCTGCTACAGATAGTGGTGCCGGCATTTATGAATTTTTAGACACTAACGGCGAACCCAATGTTGTTGTATATGAAGGTCAAAATAAAACTAAAACATTTTATTCTGGAACAGTTACAGAAAATCAAGTCTATGTAATTCCAGATGAAACGATTGATACAAAAGATATGTCGGTTCTAGTTTACCCAAGTCCAACAAGCGAAAAATTTGAAACATACACATTTCTCGAAAATGCGATAACTGTAACGGCAGCGACACAGTACTACGACATCAAAGAAGCCCCAAATGGCTACTACGAATTGAATTTTGGCGATGGCATTTCTTTTGGTAAATCGCCTGACCCTGGCAATAAAATAGTCGTGACATATAATTCGTGCAACTCTATTTTAGCAAACAACTCCAGCGGCTTTTCTGCTGTAAATGATCTAAGTGTTGATGGAAACTCATATGCAATATCCGTTAATACTCAGATACTATCTCATTCTGGTATGCCAAGAGAACCGATTGAGTCTATCAGAAAACTTGCGCCTATTCAATTTTCAGCACAACAAAGGCTTGTAACTTCGCTAGATTATAAAGGTATGATACAGTCTAATTTTCCAATAGTTGAAGATGTTACTGTTTGGGGCGGTGAAGAAAACGTGCCAAAAGATTATGGTAAAGTTTACATTTCAATTAAATACCCTATAAACACTACGCAATTTGTAAAGACCGAGACAGAAAATTCTATAAAAAATCTTTTCAGTGATAACCTAGCTGTAATGTCTATCGATAATAAATTCATTGAACCATCTTTAACATATATGGAAATAAAAACAAATTTCTATTATAATGATGGTCTAACATCTCAATCAAATTCTTACTTGGAAACTCTTATCCGTAATTATATCTCTACATATTTTAATACAAATTTAGGCAAATTTGAATCTAAATTTAGAAGGTCTCCTATCTTAACAGGAATTGATAATATTGATAAATCTATTTTAGCTTCAAAGATGTCCATAAAACTTCAACAAAGATTTTTGCCGAATGTAGGCATATCAAGCGCATATGACATATATTTCCCTGTTGCATTAGCTTCAGCCAATACAAACACATATGTTATTACATCTTCCAGATTCACTGTCGGTGGAGCCACATGCACACTCAGAAATACTTTAGGCACAGCAGATATTGAAATTTATAATGAAAGTGCAGGAAAAGTACAGACTGCAAATATAGGCACATACGACTATAAGACAGGCACAATTTCATTAGTAGGATTTGAACCTACCGCGATAGTTGGTGGATCAGCATATATAAAAGTATCTGCTGTTCCTTTAGATCCAGCAGTCATTTCGCCTTTAAGAAATTATACCCTAGTTCTAGATGAATCTGAAAACGAAGCATTTGGTAATATAGAACATACAGAAACAAAGATCGTATTGTAAAATGACAAATGAACTAATAGTCGAGAAAACAATAAGGGAAAGCTTGGTAAAACAAGTTCTTCCTGAATTTTGGTCTACAGACTATCCAAATATCATTACTTTCATAGAAACATATTACGATTTTATGGATTCGGATGGACAGTTTGGCGCAGACCTTAATGATTTATATGAAATTCGAAATATCGGAACAACAAAATTAGCATACCTCGACAACATGTTTGAGGAGTTTGCTTTAGGCATGGGTCAAGAATTTTTCTCAGAGCCTCGGGAAGTTCTTAGAAATTTCGCTAAATTTTTTAGAGTTAAAGGTTCTCTATATTCGGCAAAAGGATTTTTCAGATCATTCTATAGTGATGATACCGCAGAAATAACGTATCCTAAAAGTAAACTATTTATGGTTGGAGATAGTTACTCCATAATTGGTCCAAATTCTACCAAGATTTTGCAAGATGGTGGAGTGTACCAAGTTCTTTCGATATTGATTAAGTCAAAAACTTCTTTGGGCAAATATGAAGATTTTTATAGAAAATTTGTTCATCCATCGGGCTTTCACCTTGCCGCAGAAATGCAGATAGACACCCAGGCAGATGTAACGATTCAATCAATTGAACCTATAGCATATGTTGATCCAGATTTAGATATTGATAGCTCTTTATTTCATCTATCTGCAAAAACAGACATGTTGGGGTGCTTTCAATTAGCGAATACTGGTAATATGACAATTTTAGAAACGACACTGACAGGCGCCGCATACGATTCAAGTAATAATATAGAATTAGATAATGGTGATGTAATAGAATGGGGAGTTTCTTATGACGGCTCCCTGAGTCTACTTCCTGGCGATGGAAAACATGATCTTATCTCAACACACCGAGTAAATAGTAAGCATCTAACAGCCCTTAAGTCTGTTACAGACGAGTATTTTTATGCGCTTGCAGATAGACACGACCCTTGGTCAACTCTATCAACACAAGATTTTTGTTTTCATTCTGAAGCTCCTTTAGCTAGTGCAGACTCTTTTGATTATTTCGGAAATTCGTTAGTGGCTGCTAGTGGAGCAGACAGACAAAGAATAATAATGGAATTCGTTTATTGCGATTCTTCAGAAATGGATTCAAACTATATAAATACTAAGTACGATATTAGAAGCGTTAATTTAAACGATGTAAAAGGAAAAACTGCGTTGTTAATGAAAGACGCTTTAATTTAAGTAGGAAATGATATGGCATCAATTGTAACAGAAACACTAAAGCAAGAATTAGTTAGACCGCTTTTAACTAATATTAAAAATGGAATAGATCCTGCTTTCTATATAGGTCTGTCTAGGAGCAATCCTTGGACTGGTGGAAATGATTCTGCGCCGGCGCCTAGAGTTGATATTTCCGAAGAAAATCGCTTTAGACGTGGACTACAAGCAGTTATTAAAGTCAATAGCGCGTCTTATGTTGTTCCTAGAAACGATTGGACTTCCGGTACATTCTATTCGCAGTATGATGATAAGAATATACTAAGTGATTATCCTACAGCAAACCCATTTTATGTTATGAACGACAATAATCAAGTCTTTATATGTTTACAAATAGGTCGCGATACAACAGGAGCAAAGGTAGCTTCCACTATTAAACCCGCTTTAGAAAACCTACATCCATTTGGAACTTCAGATGGTTATATTTGGAAATTTTTATACACAGTTTCAGCATTAGAAGCTAATTATTACATGACACAAAACTATATGCCTGTGCGTTATATCGAAAGCGTAGATTCAAATTCTACTGGCGCAGAAAATAAGCAATGGGCAGTTCAAAATGCAGCACATGGTGATCAGATTACATCATTCATAATTGAAGATAGTGGTAGTAATTATCACGTGGACTCTTGCGATTTTAGAGTTAACGGAGTTTATAATCCGTTTATCATTCGAACGATCAATGCTGGTAAAATATCAAAAGTATCATATGCAGCAGATTCTTCGACATTCCATTTTCAACATAATCTAGATGGTGCCATTCTAACTATTGACGATACAACTGGCACAGGTGCGATTGTTAGACCTGTACTCTCAACATCTAGAGGATTTGGTTCTAATGCAGTTACCGACCTCAAATCTCAGATGATTTTAATTAATAGCAAAATAACAGGCAATGAACCAGACTTTATAACATCACAAGATTTTAGACAGATATGTATTATAAAAAATATTAAAGATTCTGCATCCTCTAATAATTTCACACAAATTACAGGCAAAACGCTCAACAGTATGACGTTGTCCTCTCAAGCCGTAGCAATTAGTGCAGATAGAGATATCGTAGGCGCTACAAGCGGAGCAAAAGCTTGGGTAGATCATGTTGTTGGAAATACGATATATTATCATCAATTCGACTCAACGGGATATGTACCATTTGTTGTAGGCGATTCTATAAGTGAAACTGGTGGCCCTGGCGAAGGCGTTATCTTACTTCCTAAAATAATAGGAGAAGCTAATCCTAGATCTGGAGATATTTTGTATATAGATAATAGAGCCGCTGTTGAACGTGTTCCTAATCAAACCGAAGATATAAAAATTGTCATAAAACTTGACAACTGTTCATAGAAAGAATACTAATGGTCAAGACATATACCACCTCGACATTCTCAGATGTCTATAGAGATGATTACGATGAGGACAAAAGTTTTCAGCGCGTTCTCTTTAATAGTAACAGAGCATTGCAAGCTAGGGAATTAACCCAACTTCAGACTATAATTCAAACCGGAATCGAAAGATTCGGAAAGAATATATTTAAAGAAGGCGCCTCAGTTTCGCCAGGTGGTTTATCAATTAATAGTGGTTATAGATTTATTAAATTAAACACAGCAATTAATCCATTACCTTCGGATCCCACTTCACTAGTGGGAACATCATTTGTAGGCCAAGTTTCTGGAGTTATTGTAAAAGTAATAGAGGTTGTCATAGCTGCTGGCTCAGATCCAGCAACACTTTATGTTCAATATACAAGTACTTTAAATGCGACTTCAGGAACATCAACGATTAGCGTTACTCCTGGCGAAGAGTTGGTTCAAAGTGAGGGTAGTACTCGACTAATCACACAAACAACAAATACTACACTAGATCCTGCTTATGGCTTTGGAACAAAAATATCTGTTGGCGAAGCTGACTTTTTTACTCAAGGATTTTTTGTTCACGCTCCTCAGCAAGAGCTTATAATTTCAAAATATACATCGTCTGTAGATGCTGTTGTAGGATTTTTAGTGACTCAAGATATTGTAACATCGGAAGACGATGAGACATTGTTTGACAATCAAGGAAGTTTGCCGAACCAAACTGCTCCAGGAGCAGATAGATATAGAATTAAACTAACACTTACAACAGAAGCGTTAGTGCCAAGCAATAGAACATTTGTTTATGTTGCAAATGTAACTAACTCTATTATTTCAGACAGAGTTACAGGTTACGATCAATATAACAAAATAAACGATTTAATGGCAATACGAACAAACGATGAGTCCGGAGATTATACCGTTTCACCATTTTTCATAAGATTCGAGGATAGCGCATAATGGCAAATATCAAACTGAGGGTATCCCCCGGTAAAGCATATGTAAATGGATATAAGATTTCAAAAAATTTACCAACATTCTTGTCAGTAAGTAAAGCAACTGCGACCGAAGCTGTTATTAACGAAACTGTAGGTACAGGATATGGCAACTATATTCTAGTTTCTAGCTTGTTAGGCATTCCTGATATCTCTTTAATGGCGCCACTTACAATTAAAAACGCTGTCAATTGGCTTGGTGCTACTGTGGGAACTTGTCGAGTTAGAGCGATTGAAAAAGAAAATAATATTACAGGCGTTGCATACAGATTGTATATTTTTGATGTACAAATGACAGGAAGTTATCAATTTGACGTATCAGCATTTAGTATTGGTGCTACAGTTGGTTCGCAAGACAGTTATGTAAACATCTTTAGAGAAAACAATAGATCAGTAATACATAATTCTAATAATAGAAGTTTAATTTTTCCTTTACCTAAGCCTAGAGCTAAATCAGTATCTAATTTGTCTTTATATCAACAAAAGAGATATACAACAACACTAGCTGCAGGTACTACTCAAGTAACGATAGCTGGGGGGTCAGGCGAAGTTTTTGTAGATATTAGTGACTGGATAGCAATAAACGCAGCAGGCACACCTCAATCTATAACGGTTACTTCAGGTAGTTTAAACTCTAATTCTGCAACTATAACTGGGTTTACCCAAGCAGTCGATGACCAAATAGTAACAGTTATAGCATACACATATAAGGCAGTCGCAACTCTTGCGGCTAAAACATTGCAAACAGGCAATAGAAGTTATACTGTTGCTTGGACTGCTGGGCAACAAGACGTTGTGACTGATATGCTAGAATTAGATGTTGTTAATATATCGGAGATAAGATATAATAACTCTACTGGCGAGATCATCACGGATAAATTTGTTCTTGACAATGGCGCAAAAGATGCATATTATGAAACTTCTAAACTTAGATTGAAAAATAATCATGCATTAAGCACGACAACAATTTGGGTAAATTTCACATATTATGAGCATGGTCAAGGAGATTATTATGCGCCCAACTCTTATTCTTCAGGCACAGGATCAACATACGACTATGGCAATATTCCCACATATACTATGGAAAACGGCGATGTTGTTGATTTAAAAGATTGTATTGATTTAAGACCGTCAAAAGGCACAACAGGAAACTTTTCTAATAATTCTGCTGTTCCAATTCCAATTCCAAAACAAGCTTCGGTACTCACATTTGACGTTGAATATTATCTGCCTAGATTCGATAAGTTAGTATTGGAACAAGATGGTCAAATGAAATATATTGAAGGCACCCCAGCATTTTCTCCAATATTTCCTGATATTCCGCAGACTGCGATGGAATTATATAGAGTAAAAGTAAACCCATATACTTTAAGCTCTAAAGATTTGACATTTAGTATGATAGAAAACAAACGATATACTATGCGCGATATCGGTAAAATAGAAAATCGTCTTGAGCGTTTTGAGGAAATGGTAACACTATCTTTGTTAGAGATGGACACAAAAAATATTGAAGTTCTTGATGAAAATGGATTGCCTAGAACAAAGACAGGTTTTATTGCAGATAATTTTGCAGACCAATCATATACAGATTTTAATAATATTGAATATAATGCATCTATAGATCCTAAAGAGAAATTTGCCCGTCCTTCATTTTCGTCAAATAATATAGGTCTGATTTATGACCAAACACTATCTACAAATACTGTTTTAGTAGGAGATAATGTTTATCTTGCATACACACACGCAGATTACATTGGTCAAGATTTAGCTTCAGGCACGGAAAATGTTAATCCTTTTATGACTATGGGTTTTCGAGGTCACATTAAACTTTCTCCCTCCAGTGATGATTGGAAAGAAGTTGAATACCTTGGACAAAAAGTTATTGATGGTGGCACAAGGTTAAATACAAACTCTGCACATTTATGGAACGAACATGAATGGAATTGGTCTGGCTCTGATCTAAACGGACTAGACGTAGGATCATCAACAAACAGCAGGTCTATAGTTCTTAGTGAAACTGGTTTTGCAAACACGACGGGTAACAGCAGAACAGGTGGCACAATAACAAGAGGTGTTAATAGAACAACTCGAACTACGGTAAATACTGTTGTATCAAGCGAAACTATTCGTGAGGTTATCGGTGATAGGTTAGTTCAATGGGCATTTATTCCGTTTATGCGTTCTAGATTAGTTTATTTTAGGGGCGAAGGTTTTCAGCCAAATACAAAAATGTTTGCATTTTTTGATGGCATTGATGTTGCAGATTGGGTTAAACAAGAGACGTATGTATCTTTTAATTCGCACAAGGCAACTGAATTTGGAAACACACAGCTTAACGCAAACGGTCATCCCAACGGTAAAAGCGATTTGTACACTGACGGCAATGGCATAGTTCAAGGATCTTTCTTTGTTCCTAGCACTTCAGCTATAAGATTTCCTACTGGTTCAGCAGAGTTTAAATTAATAGATATCACGGCAGATAATGAAGCAAATGCTATTTCTTACGGCTCTGCGGTATATAGTGCGTCTGGGGTTCTCGATACAAGACAAGAGGATATTTTGTCAACTCGTTGGCTAGAAGTAGTAGGAAATACATCTACGAATACATCTAGGGTTGTTACTAGCCGCACTAATTTTGCTGCCGTAAATAGAGCCGCAGATGGCGACAGGTCCGCCGGTGGCGACGATAGCAATGAGCAGCAAAACAGTGATCCTTTAGCGCAATCTTTTACTGTTCACGAATCGACTGGAGTGTTTATTACAAAGGTTTCTTTATACTTTAAAACAAAAAGCACTACTATGCCAGTTTGGATTCAGATTAGACCTATGGTTAACGGTTATCCTGCTTCAGATATTATTGTGCCCGGTTCTCAAAAACTATTAACGTCTGCTCAAGTCGCTACAAGCCTTGACGCTACATTAGCAACAGATTTTATATTCGATGAGCCTATTTATTTGAAGGGCTACACAGACTACGCGGTAGTTTGCATTACTGATAATACAGATTACTTATTATATGTTTCTAGTGTAGGTGAATTTGTTCTTGGAACTACAAATAAAAAGATCAACAGGCAGCCATTCTTAGGATCACTATTTAAATCTCAAAATAGTAAGACATGGGAAGCATCTCAGTGGCAAGATATGAAATTTAAATTGCATAGAGCATCGTTTACAAACACGACTGGAAAAGCAGTGTTTAAAAATGCTACTGTTCCCAATAGACTTTTAAAGCCCAACGCGATCACGCTATTTGCCAAACCGACTGAGCGTAAAAAAGTTAAAGTTGAAGCTAAAAACCACGGACTTCTAGTAGGAGACAGCGTAGTTCTTTCAGGTGTTGTAGATTCAACATACGCAACATTCTTGAACAATGGTGGAACAGCACACACCGTAACTGAAGTTGATGGTCATTCTTTTGCATTTAATCAATCCAGTTTGCCAGTAGTAACTGTTCCGCTGACAACTGGTGGCAATGCAATTCAAATTACGCAACAATATGCTTATAATTCCATGTTCCCAAATCTTGAAAGCATAAGTCCTAAAAATACTTCTATAAACTTCACTCAGATAGGAACTAGCGGTAAATCTTATGCAGGATCAGAAAGCCCATATGCACATTACGCAGTAGAGCCATTAAGAAACAAAGCGAATAATTACTTTGAATTTCCTAGAATTATAGCACATACGACTAGGGAAGATCAATTAGTTAATGATACGTCTCTTTTAGTACATGGCAATATTGTAACAGGTTCAAATTTTGTTTCTCCTGTTATTGATCTTCAAAGATGTGGTGTATCAATATTTGAAAATATAATCGATAATCCTGAGCCAGTTACTTTATCTACATCTGGGACAAATAATGTCGTATTTGATGTAGACGATACGGTAACTGGTAGTGAAGGATATTCTACATACAAAGCAGAGACAGACGCACTTGCAGGATCAGCTTTAGCGAAACACATAACAAAATCTATTTCGCTTCTATCTCCTGCGTCAGGATTAAAAATATTTATGGCAGTTAATAAACCCTCGGCTGCTAATGTTGAGCTTTATTATAAAGCAATCATGGATAGCGTTAGTTTTGACTCTGTGCCTTGGGTACAAGCAACATTAGATACTGCAATGCCTTCGGATGATGATGGAGAAACTTTCCGAGAATATATTTACACAGAAGGTGGCGATACGGGAACATTACCTACGTTTAATAGATTTAAAGTGAAAATCGTATTCACTTCTTCCAACTCATCTAAAGTTCCTATGATAAGAGACTTTAGAGCAATAAGTTTGGGAGATTAAATTGCAACTATCTAAAATTCGAGGCGAAAATGATTTTATGGTTGATGAGGAATCAGGCGCAATCATAAATACAAATATTG